GGTACCGCGCTGCCGCAATCAGCATCCATACACGAAACTTGATACGTTGATAACACTTACCCCGTGACCAAACTTCTCACCCGTCGGCAGGCGGCGGCTGCTCTGGGAGACATGCCCGTCCGCTCCCTCTCGATCTTGGTTCGGGAAGGGCTTCCCAGGGTCGGGGATGGGAAGACCGCACGCTACCCGTGGCCGGACATCTGGCACTGGTACTACAAGCGGGAGCGCCAGAAGGCGAAGGACGAGGCCCGGCCGAAGGACAGGAACGAGGCCGAGGAGCGGCTGGCCATCGCGAAAGCGCAGATGGCGGAGTTGGAGTTGGACGAGGCCCGGAAAGTGTTGGCTCGGAAGGCGGATGTTCTCACGGCCTGGCGGACGATGGCGGAGCGCATCTTGGGGCGCCTCCGGGCGCTCCCGGCGAAGGCGTCCCCGGCGTTGGTCGGGCTCAAGAAGCCCGCGGAGGGCCAAGTCATCCTCGAATGGCATATCGAAGAGGCGATCGGTGAGATTCGCGACTACGAGGGCGCGGCGTGACCGCGCCCGCCCTGAACCTGATGTCCGCCGAGGAGCTCGGGCCGGCCTGGCTCGCGCCGGTCCTGCGGGACACGTTCCTGCCGCGGCCCCGGTTGACGCTCTCCGAGTGGGCGGACCAATTCCGGGTGTTGTCGCGGAAGGCATCGGCGGAGCCGGGGCGCTGGATTACCGCTCGGGCGCCCTATCAGCGTGGCATCATGGACGCAATCTCGGACCCGCTGGTGGAGCGGGTGGTCTTCATGAAATCGGCGCAGGTCGGGGCCACCGAGATCCTGAGCAACGCCGTGGGCTACGCGATCCATCAAGATCCGGGGCCGATTCTGGTGGTCCAGCCGACGCTCAGCATGGCCCAGTCCTGGAGCACGGATCGGCTGAAGCCGATGTTGCGGGAATCGCCGGCGTTGGTGGGAAAGGTGGTCGAGTCAAACCGGCGGAACAGCGGCGACACGATGCTGCACAAAGAGTTCCCGGGCGGCCATCTGACCATCGTGGGGTCGAACGCGGCGTCCGGACTCGCCGCCCGACCGATCCGGTATGTGTTCCTGGATGAAGTCGATCGGTATCCGGCGTCAGCGGGACGGGAAGGCGATCCGGTGACGCTGGCGGTGGCCCGGGCCTCGAACTTCCCCAACCGCAAGGTGGTCCTGGCATCGACGCCGACGATCAAGGGCGCCAGCCGGATTGAGCTCGACTGGGACGGGTCGGATCAGCGGCGGTATTTCGTGCGCTGTCCGGACTGCGACCACGCTCAGACGCTCGTGTGGGGCAATCTCAAGTGGGAGGACGGCAACCCCGACTCGGCGGCCTATGCGTGTGCCGGCTGTGGGGTGCTGATCCCGGAGGATCAGAAGGGCCGGCTGCTGGCCTCCGGGGCCTGGGTGGCAACCCGGCCGGGGGCGCGGGTGGTTGGGTTCCACATCAACGCCCTCTACTCGCCCTGGGCTCGCTGGAGTGACCTGGCCGAGAAGTGGATCGCGGCGCAAGGCGACATCACCCGATTGCAAACGTTCGTCAACCTCGTGCTGGGCGAGGTCTGGGAGGACACGGGCGGGACGATGACCCCGGAAGCGTTCGCGGCGCGAGAGGAGGTCTATCCGGCCGAAGTGCCCGACGGGGTCGTGTGCCTGACCATGGGCGTGGATGTCCAGGACGACCGGATCGAGTGGCTGGTCGTGGGTTGGGGACGCGGGGAAGAGAGCTGGCGAATCGGTTACGGCCGGATCGCGGGCGACCCGACACTGCGGGTCGGCGCGACGGGCTCGCCCTGGTCGGTGCTGGATGGGATCTGGAAGAAGCCGTATGCCGGGACGGAGAAGCCCCTCCACGTGGCCGCCGTTGCGGTGGACTCCGGCCACCATACCCAGGCCGTCTACGACTACTGCCGGCCGCGGTGGGGGAGCCGGGTCTACGCGATCAAGGGGCACAGCATGCCGGGCCGCCCGCTGGTGCCGAAGAAGGCGGGCCGCTCCGGGAAACCGCCGGTGCCGTTGTATCTCCTCGGCGTGGATGCGGGCAAGGATCAGATCGCGGCTCGGCTGCGGCAGCGTCTTCACGGCCCCGGGTTCATGCACACGTTCGCGGGCATCGACTCTGAGTATTACCCGCAAGTGACCAGCGAGCGGCCGGTGCGGAAACTGTCGGCCGGCCGGTGGTCGCGGCGCTGGGAAGTACTGCCCGGCCGGCGGAATGAAGCGTTGGACATGGAGGTGTACGCGCTGGCCGCGCTCGGGATCGCGGGCTTCCGGGCGCGATTGGACACGGGTGCCAGGGTGCCGGTCCCGATCGGGGCGGAACGGGCGGAATCTGGAGAAAAGGGGACCGAACCGGCCGCCCCTCCCCTGATTCTCCCCACTCCTCGCACGTTCCCCGTGAAACGTCCGCAGCCGCCGAAACGGAACTGGCTCAAGGGGCGCTGGTGATCCCCCAGTCCTGCCTCCAAGCCTACGTGGACCGGCGCCTGGTGCGGAGCGACCTGCGGGTCTGGAAACACGCCCTGGAGTGCCTGAGCTTCTACCAACCCCGGCCCTTCAAGGTCCGGTCGGTCTCACGGGCCACGGGGATGCGCTTCCAGCACGTCGCCGTCAGTATCCGCCGGCTCACGGAGGCGGGCTATTTTGAGCGCGGGAACCTCCCGACCACGCAGATCCACACCTACCTGCTCCGTACCACGGTGCCCACCAAGGGCTAACTCCCGTGCGTGTAACAGAAATCCGTTACAAGTCGGTTTGACCCTTGACGCCCGAGTCCATACCATCGGACCATGGCGGCAACTATACCGACCGGGCTGCCCATTCGGGCGCATGCGGGGGACTCCTGGCTCTTTGATCTGAGCTATGCGGGCTACCCGCAGACCGACGGGTGGGTGCCGGCGGTCCTGGTGCGGGGGGCGGAGACGATCGACTGGGACGCGGCCTGGGTGGCGACGCAGGGCACGGGCTGGCGGGTCACGATTCCGGCCACGGCCACGGCCGACCTCCTGGCCGGCACCTACACGGTGGCCTGTACCCTGACGGGGGCCGGGGTCACGGCCGGCCAAGTGGTGACTGTGGAAGTGGCGTCCTGCCTGGTGCAGCCAAACCTGACGCTGGCGGCGGCGGGGGAGCAGACGGTGTGGGAAGAGACGATGATCGCCACGCTCCGGACGGCGATTCAGTCTCTTGCGGGCGGTGGGCTCGCCAGCTACATGATCGGCCCCCGACAGGTTGTCTACCAGGATCTCCCCGAACTCCGGAAGATGTTGGGCCAACTCGAGGCGCGGTTGGCGCGGAAACGGAACCCGGGCGGGCTCGGTCAGGTGGTGAAGTTCCGGTTCCGTGAGGTGAGCTCGTGATCCGGGGCCTGGTGCCCTGGAAACCAACGCCCCGGCCCCGGAAGGCCACGCCCGCTCGTCGCAGCTACACGGGCGCTCTGCCCAACCGCCTCACCGATGACTGGCTCGCCCCGCTGATCAGTGCCAATAAGGCGATCGAAGGCAACCTCCAGACCCTCCGGGGTCGGGCGCGGGCGTTGGTTCGCAACAACCCCCATGCCGCCGCCGCGGTGCGGCTTTTCCAGGATAACGTCGCTGGTCCGACCGGGATGACGTTGCAGGCCGAGGTGGCCTTCAGCAACGGGAACCTCCGCCGGCCCCTGAACGATCAGATCGAGTCGGCGTGGCGGACGTTCTGTGAGCCGAGTGAGTGGAGCGTAGACGGCCGGCTCTCGTCGGCTGATTTCCAGCGGCTCGTGGTGGCAAACTGGCTGGTGGATGGCGAAGTCTTGATCCGTCGTCGGCGCGGGTGGCGGAATCGGTTTGGCTACGCGCTGGAGTTGTTAGACCCGGACCAACTAGACGAAACCTATCAGCGGGCACCCTCGGCGACGGACAACGAAATCCGGTACGGCGTGGAGCTGGATGCCGACCATCGGCCCGTCGCGTACCACATCCTCAAGGTCCATCCGTCGGAATCCAGTAGCATCGGCCGCCAGCGGGTCCGGGTGCCGGCCGCGGACATCCTGCACGTGTATCTCCAGCAACGGCCTGGCCAGATCCGGGGCGTCCCGCTGTTCGCGCCGGTCATGGTACGGTTGCATATGCTGGACGGGTTCGAGGAAGCGTCTCTGGTGGCCGCGCGGGCTGCTGCCACGAATCCGATCATGTTCGAGCAGGATGCGGAAGTGTATGCCGCCCCGGAGAATGGCGCGGCGCAAGAGGACGTGGAAATTGAGATGGAACCGGGGGTGTCGCGGCTCCTCCCGCCCGGGATCAAGGCGGCGATGCTGTCGCCCGAGCATCCGACCACGACGTTTACCGAGTTTGATAAGGCCATGCTCCGCGCCATTGCGGGCGGGCTGGGGGTCGCCTACACGTCCCTGACGCAAGACCTCACTGATGTGAATTACTCGTCCATCCGAGCCGGTCTGCTCGCCGAACGGGACGTGTGGCGCGGCCTTCAGGAATGGTTCGCGAGCCATCTGTTGACTCCGATCTATCGCGACTGGCTGGGTCATGCCTACCTCGCCAATCAAGTGTCCCTCCCGACCGGTGACGTGCGCCTGTGGACGGCGGCGCGTTTCGAGGGGCGCGGGTGGTCGTGGGTGGACCCGATGAATGATGTCCAGGCGGCGGAACTCGAGATTGCGCTGGGCTTGAACACGCGGACGGCGTTGTCGCGGGAGCGCGGGCGCGATTTCGAGGCGATGGCGCGCCAGCTCGCCGAGGAACAACAGATCGCCGCAGAGTGGGGCGTGGATGTCGAAGGGGTGGCGGTGAAACGAGCCTCGAAACAGGAGAACGGGAATGGCGGAACGACGGGAAACGGCGAGTCTGCCGCCGATGCATCGAACGCAGCCGCTCGTGCGGAGCGCGTCCGACTCGTCCGGCGCCTCGGCTGAAATCGCGATCAGTTCGGAGTACGAAGTCGTTCGCGAGGGCGGGCTGGGCGACCGATGGATTGAGGTGTTGGACCACAGTCTGGGGGCGGTGGATATGGCCCGGGCGACGAAGGGGCTGTCCCTGCTCCGGGAGCACGACACCCGACAGGTGATCGGCAAGGTCAACGGGCTGCGGGTGGATAGTGACCGCGTCGTCCGCGGGCTCCCCCGGTTCAGTCGGTCGGTGCGCGGCAAAGAGGCGGCGGAGGATTTCGAGGACGACATTCTGACCGAGGTGTCGGTCGGCTACCGCATCCACGAAGTCGAGAAGGTCGCCGAGCGGGACGGGGTGCCGGTGTACAAGGCGACACGATGGGAGCCGTTAGAGGTGTCGCTGGTGGCGGTGCCGGCGGATGCAAGCGTAGGCAAGGGACGGGCGGATGACCAGGCGTCTGCTCCCGTCGTGATTCTATCCCTGGAAGCGACCCCGCAGGGGGCGAAGGAGACAGCGATGGCGGACGAGAAGGCGCTGGCCGCAGCCAGCACCGACGCCGTGACCCAGCGGAACAGCGAGGTCGCGGACATCATGAGCATGTGCCAGACGCACGGGTTCGCCGAGCAGGCGAATGAGTACGTGCGGAGCGGGGCCACCCGGGAGCAGGTGGGCCGGGCACTGCTCGAGCAGATCCACAAGCGGGACATCGACACCCAGGTGGCGAAGCCGCGGGTCGAGTTGACCGAGAAGGAGCGGCGGCAGTACAGCTTCGCCCGGGCGATCGCCTCGGCGGACCCGGAACTGGCGGCCCGGGTGGATGCCGGATTCGAGCGGGAAGTCTCCGAGGAGGTCCGGAAGTCGCTGCCGAAGGAAGTCGGCTATCGGGGCGGGCTCCTGATCCCCACGCTGACCCGTGCGGGCATCGACACCAGCACCACGGCCGGCGGCGACAAGCTGAAGTTCACTCAGGCGGGTGAGTTCATCGAGTTGCTGCGGAATGCCATGTGCCTGCCGAAGATGGGCATCCGGATTCTGTCCGGCCTGACCGGCCCCGTGTCCTTCCCGCGGCAGGCGACCGGGGCGACGGGGTACTGGTCGGCGGAGAACTCGGGTTCGGACATCAGCGAGAGCAACCTGACGCTTGATGCCGTCACCCTGGCGTTCAAGTCCCTCGGGGCGTCCACGTCGTTCTCCCGTCAGTTGCTGTTCTCGGCGCTGTCGGGGTCGTATGACGCCGAGGCGTTCATCCGGGACGACCTCGCCACGGTACTGGCCCTGACCGCCGATCAGGCGGGCCTTCACGGCGCCGCCAGCGGGCCCACGGGTTTGATCCCCACCTCGAACATCGGGGACGTGGCGGGGGGCACGGATGGGCTCGCTCCCGCGTATGCTCACATCGTGGAGCTGGAAACGGATGTGGCGGTCGCCAACGCCGCGCAGGGCAGCCTCGGCTACCTGACCAACGCGAAAGTCCGGGGCAAGCTCCGGCAGACGCTGGAGAACACCACCAGCGGCGCGTCCTACATCTGGAAGGGCGGGCTCGAGGGTGAGATGCTGGGCTATCCGGCCCGGGTCAGCAACCAGGTGAAGTCGAATCTCACGAAGGGCACCAGCACCACGGTCTGCTCCGCCATCGTCTTCGGCAACTGGCGCGAGCTGATCATGGGAGAGTTTGGGGCGATCGAGATCATCACCGATCCGTATCGGCTCAAGAAGCAGGCGATGATCGAGGTCACCTCCTGGATGTTCCTGGACTTTGCTGTCCGGCATCCGGCGAGCTTCTCGGCCATGAAGGATGCGCTGACCGCGTAATGAGGGCACACGTTTGGGCCGCGCCCGCGCCACCGGCACCGGTCACGGTGCGGGTGGTTCGCGGCGTGTGGTATGGGGGCCGGGGCTGGGCGCCAGGAGAGATCCTGGTGTTGACGCCCCGGGAGGCCGCCGCGATGGTGGCGGCCGGCAAGGGCGTGGTCGTGGCGCCGCCGGGACTCGCCCCGCCGTTCGACCCGGAACCGACTCCCGTGCTGATCCAGGCGCGGGAGCCGGTGCGGCGGATGCGGCGATGACCATCGCCTCCGACGTGCGGACGATGGTGACGGGCTTCGGTTCGGTTCGAGTTGAAGCCGGCACGGTGTCGACTCGGGGATTGTTCGATGACGCCGACGCGGAGGCGATGGTCGGCGACGGGAGTACGGCCCTGATCCGGGGTCGGGCGCTGACACTGGTCGGGGCCGATGTGCCGGCCCTGGCTCGAGAGGACACGATCCGGATCGGGTCGCTGGCCTCGGACGCCGACCTCACGTCCTACCGGGTCGTGGACATCCAGCGGCAGACGGACGGGATCGTCTGGCGGGTGCTGGTGGCGGCATGAACGAACTAGTGCGGTTGGTGGCGGACTGGCTGGAGGATGGGACGAATGGGGTGAATGCACAACTCGCGCTCGTGCCCCGGGATGGGGGCGATCCCCAACCGGCGAACGTGGTGATCGTGGACGAAACCCGGGACAACCGCCCGGCCCGGGGCCGCGTCCCGGAGGACACGACACCGATTGTCACGGTGGTCATGCAGGGCGTGACGCATCTGACCGAAACGGTCACGGACGACGGGTTTCTGGCGGCGGAGATCGTGGTGCAGTACGCGGCGAAGAACGTGGACGCCTGGAAAGCGAAGCGGGACGGGAACACGACGCTTCGGGCCGTGGCCTGGTCGCTGCGGAAACTGCGGCGCACCGAGGGCAACGCGGCGGCCCGGCTCCGGAATAGTGTGGCGCTCATCGGGATCGACCCGGTGCGGTTCGACCCCTGGTTCGAGCGCGTGGATGATACGCTGGTCGTGGGCACACTGACGGTGCCGGTGACCGCTCGGGATTACGGGATCTAACCAGGAGAGGCACACATGGCCGCCCCAGCAAAACTCGTTCAGATCATGGGATTTCTCGGCAAGGAAGAGGCGACCTATGGCACCGCCATCGCGGTGACCACCACGGCCGACGGGATTCAACTCCAGTATGAGAACCGGGACTACCCGTGGGCCTCCATCGAGTACGCCTTTGATGGGGACTTGGGGCCAAGTGTCGGCAACCTTGGCACCGTCCTCCGGGCGGCTCAGGGCGGCCAGAGCGTCAAGTTCGAGGCGGTGACCCGGGCGAAGGCCGCCGGGGCGGCGTACTCTGCCACGGTGGTTCCGTCGATTCACCGGCTACTCAAGGCCGCGGGCTTCGATGCCGCATCCGTCACCACGGCCTCCTCGGAAAAATGGACCTACACGCCGACGGGGCCGGGGACCACCTACACCTCGCTCACCACCGAACTCTACGGGCGGGGCGAGAAGTTCCCCTGCGTGGGGATGATCTCGGACTGGTCGTTTGACTTCACCAACCAGGCGCCCCCGATCCACAAGTTCACCCTGTCCGGCCTGCTCAACTCAGCGGTAGTGGACGTGGCGACGCCGACGATCACCTACCCGCTGACCAGCATCCAGGCGCCGCTGGCGCAGAACGTCAGTCTGACGCTCGGCAGTCTGACCACGAATGCGGTCATCCTCTCGGGATCGTTCACGCTCGGGCGGGAGATTCTGGCGCGGTCGGTCCTGAGCGGCACGGCGGGTCACCTCGGTTTCATCCCCCGGGGGATAATGCCCGATGTCAAAGTAGTGCTCGAGGCGACGGCGCTGGTGGGCTCGCCCTACACCGGCGCGTCCGCCTTCGATCCGTACCTGTTGCAGTCCACCGGGCAGAACTTCGCGTTCACGGTCCAGTTCGGCGCCACCCAGTATTTCCGGTGGAAGCTGGTCTCGGCACAGGCTCAGGTCACGGCGGCGGCGCCGACAGTGGTGAACGGGATCGCGTGCTGGGAGCTGACGATCCGGCCGTACACCAGCACCCCGGTCGCGAACGATGCGTTCACGATTGTTTTTGACTGATGACGGCCGATCTGGGCGGGTGGGCCTGGGCCAACTGGACCGGGACGGTGACTCGTGGCCTTTGACGCCGATGCTTTTGTCGCGGCCCGGGAGGCGTGGACCCTGACGATCGGCGGGCGGACATTCACCGCCCGCCCCGTCAGTGTGGCCCAGGTGTTGACCTTCCAGCGGGCCATGACGGCTGCGGGGACCGACCAGGCGGCCCTTGTGCGGGCCGTGACCGTGCTGCTCCGGGCCGCCTTCCCGGCTCGCTGGTCCTACCTCTGGTCTCCCGATCCTGTGCGACTCGCGCTGGCCCTGGACACCGCGGCGCAGGCCGCAGTGTTGACGGATTTTTTCGGATACCTGGCGCGGACCCTGAGCACGGGGACGCCGAGGCCAACCCCGCCCTCGCGGCCCTCATCCGCGCCAATACCGCCCCAGACGATGGAGGTCGCGGGGGTCGCGGTCTGACGCCGGCGCTGGCCGTCTGTCATGCGGTGCGCTGGTACGGGGCGGGCTGGTACTACAACCCCGGGCTCTGGGGGACGGCGGACGGGGTCGTATCGTGGCGGGAGTTCTGGGTCTGGTTCCGGGCGATTCCCGCCGGGCGGGCCTGGGACCGGATGAATCAGGCCCAAGGACAGGCGCTCTTCGAGGGCGAGCCGGCGAAGGCGCGGCAGGCGTGGCAGACAGATCATCGCGAGGCGTTCGGGGGCTGAATGGCGAGTAGGGTCTTAGAAATCCTCCTCCAGGCGAAAGACGCCGCCTCCGCCGTCCTGCAAAAGGCGGCGGACGCGACCCAGTCGTTCAGCGGTCGCGTGAACAAGATGGCGAATGACGTCAGTAAAGAACTCAATTCCATGATGGGCCGCTGGCTCACCGTCGGCGGGATTACCCTACTTCTCAAGAAAACCTCGGACGCCGTCAACGAATACGAAGGGTCGATCCGCAAACTGGCGGGGACGGCCAAGATCGCAGGTGTCCCGCTGGAGTTCCTCCAGGACGTCGCGCAGCGTGGCCGCGACGCCTTCGGTCTGTCGGCGGTCCTCGCCAATGACCTGACGACGGCTGTCTCGAAGCTGGCGGTGAAGGCCGGTGACCTCCACCTGACGGGCGACCTCATGGAGCGGTTCCTCGACATTGGCGCCGCAAAGGGGCTCTCCGCTACCGCGACGCTGCAAGCGGTCGAGCAGTCGATCCTGGGGATTGACGAGGGCACCGACAAGCTGTTCAACGCCAACCCGTCGGTGCTCTATGAACGCTTCGCTGAGGCGATCGGGACGACCGCCGGGAAGCTGTCGGACCAAGAGAAGGCGATGGCGCTGGCGACCGCCGCGATGGAGGACGGCGCGAAAGTAGCTGGGCAGTATCGGGACTACCTCCAGTCGTTGGCAGGTCAGCAGGATCAAGCCAAACAACAGATGCAGCAGACGGCCGTCGCGCTCGGTCAGGCGTTGACCCCGGCGTTCATCAAGGCGGCCGATGCGCTGGCGTGGCTGATGAAGGGGCTCCAGGCGTTCATCGGCGGCATTCGGGTCTGGGGCACGGAGGTCGCGGAGCAGATGCAGAGTGTGGGGCCGGCGCTCAAGATGGCGGCCGGCTATGTCCTGGAGTTTCTCGGGACCCTCTTCGACAAGTTCCGCGACCTGCCGCTGGTCGGCGACACCTTCGGGACGATTGCCGACAAACTGACTACGTCGGGCCAGCGCATGGTTACCGAGAACAAACTGTATCTCACGGCGATTGGCGATACGTGGGACGAGGAGCGGGCCAAGATCGTCGGGATAGAGACCCGGACGTGGAAGAAGATCGTGGTGGAGCAGAAGAAGTCCCATAAGGAGCTCACCGCGGACCAGAAGAAACACGCGGACGAAGTCGAGAAAGAAATCACACGATCCGGCGAGGCGGTGACTGCCGCGAACCGGC